CGGATAAAATACTAGGTCGTAGTTCAAGTGGTGCAGGTACGATAGAGGAAATATCTTGTACTTCAGCAGGTCGAGCATTGTTAGATGATGCTGATGCTTCAGCACAAAGAACAACATTAGGGCTAGCTTTAGGATCTGATGTACAAGCTTTTGATAGTGATACAGCAAAGACCGATGTAACACAGAGTTTTACAGCACCGCAAAGAAATGCTTTGACTGTAGATAATGATGGTAGTTTTGATATGAACGCAAATAATAATTTTAAATGTACTCCTAGCGGTAACTTCACATTAACCTTTACCAATTTTGCTGATGGCCAGAGCGGGTATATTTTGTTGATAAATAGTGGTGGGCATACTGTATCTTTACACAGTAACAGTAAAGGAGATGCGAATATTGCAGCAACAGTATCTAGTGCAGGCACTTATCTTATATCGTATTTATCAGATGGCACTAATGCTTATCTAACAAACTCAGCGGTGTTTGCATAATGGGTATTCTGCAAAATGAAAATGCAATACCAGTATCTAGTGCTGGTGGATTTTATGACCATCAGATAGAACAAAGCTGTAGATTTGATAAAGCAAGTAGTTCAAATTTATCTTTAGCTAGTGGTAGCACTAGTGGTAATAACGATTATTGGACTTTTAGCTGGTGGTGGAAATCAAGTCCTATATCAACAGACCAAACTATTTTGGGTGCTGGTAATGGTACTGGAAACAGCGATAATTATTTAGAATTACGATTAAGAACTAGTAGTGATAATACTATAAGGAGTGCTTCTACAGATGCTAATGTTTTTACTACTACAGCAGTGTATCGTGACCCTAGTGGTTGGAATCATGGGTGTTGGAATAATAATAATGGAACATCTACTTTATTTGTTAATGGAACTCAAGTGGCTAGTGGCTCTTTAGATGGTGGGTCAGGTAGTGCAATAAATTCTAAAAATATGACTATAGGAAAATATACATTAAGCAGTAGTCAATATTTTGATGGTTATTTAGCAGAAATGATAATGATTAGCCACAGTTCTAGTGCAGCAGTATTAACACCAACCTCATTTACAGAAACTAAAAATGGTGTGCTTATACCAAAAGATGTAAGCACTTTATCTAATAAAGATTGGTATTTGAAATTTGAAAATGCAAGTGATTTAGGAAATGATTCTAGTGGTAACAATAGAGATTGGACAGCAAACAACATGGGTGCAGACCATCAAGTTCTTGATAGTCCAACATTTGGGAGTTAATTAATATGGCAAGTAGTGGAAATTTTTGTACCTTAAATCCTTTATCAACCAAAGGGCCAACCTTATTACAAGGTAATTGTAGAGCTGATAGCACTTTTTATTGGGCAACTTACTATGGAACAGTAGCTTTACCTACTAGTGGCAAATGGTATGCCGAGTGTCGTACACCTAATATTTCTGCTTCAGATGCTAGTTTTCCTATGGGAATACAAGATGCTTTAGAAACTATATATTTAGGAGAAAAAACTAGTAATGGTAGTCATTATATAGGAATGTCAACTTCTACAGCAGGAGAAGGATATTCAATTTATACTAATGCAGGTGGTACATATACAAAAAAATATCATAATGGCTCTAATTCTGATACTGCTTTAGCAAAGGGAGCAAATGGCGATATATATCAAATAGCTGTAGATTTAGATAATAATAAATTATGGTTTGGAAAAAATAACACTTGGGATCAATCTAATCCTTCAAGTAATGGAACAGCAACTTATACTATTACTAATAAAAGTTATGTTATGGGTGGCTCTGCTTCTAATAGTGAATATCATATATGGAACTTTGGACAAGATTCTACATTTGGTGGAGGTGTATCAGCAGGTGGTAATGCAGATGGTAATGGCTTTGGTGATTTTAAATATTCACCACCAACAGGATTTCTTTCGGTGACAAGTGCGAACTTACCCATATCAGATGACATAGACCCTGCACAGACTGATGACAACCATCCTGATAAATTATTTCATGCTGGAAATTATAATGGAACTAATGCTGATAAAAGCGTAACAATAGGATTTAAACCTGATATTGTTTTATTTAAAAGTGCTGATCAAGGAGGAAGTGGTACATCAAGAGGTGCTGGTGCATCTACTTCTAATTGGTGGTTCTATGATTCAAGCAGAGGTGCATTAAAAAATATGATGTTAAATCATTCTAATGCAGAAGCAACAGTTTCTAATACATTAAAAAGTTTTGATACAAATGGTTTTAGTGTAGGTGCTACAGGAGAAACATATTATGGTACTGAAAATGCTTTGAATAATTTAATTACACATTATGCTTGGAAATTAAATGGAGGAACTACAGCATCAAATAGTGAAGGTAATATAACAAGTACAACTCAAGCATCTGATGCTACTGGTATGTCTATGGTTTTATATAATGGTAATGGTAGTAATGGACAAACAATAGGTCATGGATTATCAGCTACCCCTGAACTAGTAGTCTTTAAAAATAGAGACCAAGGTTCTACTCCCGTAGCTATGGACTGGGTAGTAGCTTTAAGTCAAGCAACTGGTAGTCCTTTTAGATCAATAAATGGAGATGACCATTGTCTTGATTTTAATGACACAAATGGTGGTGCAAACTTTTATACTTCATCAGATGGAACTGGATTAGGATTTACCCCTACATCTACTACATTTCATGTGCCTAATAATGGTAACGCACCATATTGGTTTAATAGAAGTGGAGATGATTATATTGGGTGGTGTATGCATTCAGTAGAAGGGTTCTCAAAGTATACTCAATACACAGGAAATGGTAATGCAAATGGTCCTTTTATATATACAGGTATGCAAGTGACTATGGTATGGATCAAGTCTATTGGTGCAACAGGAGATTGGAGTTGTTTTTCTGTGCATGATACTTCTGTAAATTCTGGTTATATAAGTTTAAAACAAAATCCAGTTGCTACAAGATTAGAAATTAATACTGGTAATAATAGAGCTACTGATTGTTCTGTAGATTTTTTAAGTAATGGATTTAAAATAAGAACAAGTGACAGTCATATAAATAATAGTGGTACAAAATATATAGTAATGGCATGGAGTGGTACAACTCCATTTAAATATAATAACACAATATAGGAGGTGATAGTATGTGGGCTTATGTAACAGATAATACTATACAGGAAATAATTAGATTTCCTAAAAGTATGGTGATAGACAGTGTGCGACATCCACGAACCATATTCACAGCATGGACTTGGGATGAACTCAATGCTATAGGAATTTATCAAGTTGTTGATACAGGAACGGTAGGAGATGATAGGTTTCAATCAACTTCTCAAGCTACTTATACTTTTGATGCAACAAATAAAAGAGTAACAACAAGTTATACAGTAGTAGATTTAAAATTAGATGATACAACTTTAAGTGAAAAAGATGAAAAAGGTAATGCTATAGTTATATTAGGGTTAAAATCAGAAGCTAAAAATTTAGCTAAAAAACAAGCAAATGGTTTTATCAATCGTTTTAACTGGCTTGTAGAAAGGTCTATTTATGATAGCAGTAAATCTATACCAGATGCAGTTAAAACTTATGTAGCAGCTATTAGAACCGATTGTGGAGAGATAGAAACTGCAATAGATGGTGCAAGTGATATGGCAGCTTTTAAATTATTATATGCAGATACCTACAAGGAAGTAGATGGAGAACAAGTAGTAGATGTAGTGGCACGAGTAAACAGATGGACAGACTCTTATGAAGTAGAGCAATACGCAAGATGACTATAGAGCCAATATTTATATGGAGCGGTATGCTGTCAGTTATTATAGGAATGTTGTCTTATATGTTTACCATGCTAGTTCGTAAAGTGCAGGAGCTACAAGAACGACTAGTTAATACAAGAGAGATGTATTCTACTAAAGAAGATCTTAAAGATTTAAAGCTAGACTTTCACCATGATATTAAGCAAATAATAGATCAACTAAAAGCATTGAATGAAAAAGTTGATAACCTAAAAATACAGAAATAACATTTAAAAAAGGAGGTACTAAACTACCTCGAGAATCAAACTGGGCCATTTAAACGGCTCGTAATTTTACACAAAATATACAATTATGGTTGAACCAGTTACAGCAGTTCTTACAGGGATAGCTTTAGTTAAAAAATCTGTAGATTTTATAAAAAGCAATATATCAACTGCTCAAGATATAGGAGATATTATAGGTCATGTTGATAAAGCATTAAATGGTCAACAAGATGTTATTAAAAAAAGAGATAAAGCTAATGTTGATCATTTTGCAGTAGAAAATGTAGCACAAGAAGTTATTGATGCAAAACTTGCTCAAGAACAACTGTATGAAATGTCGCAATTAATTGATCACAGGTTTGGTCATGGCACTTGGAAGTTTATTCTAGCTGAAAGAAAAAAAAGAATAGATGCAAAGAAACAAGCAATCAAAGAAGCAAAAGCTAAAAAGTTAAAACAGCAAAGAGAAATGTATGAGATGGTGCGTGTTGGTTCTATTGTTGTTGCAATAGTATTATTTGTAGTTGTTGTTATTGGTATAACTATAAAGTTTGTACTAGCACATCCGGTAGAAGGCGATGAACAATCCTGCAAACTGTATGAACCTAAATACTTTTTAATTTGTATGAGTGAAGGCAGGGGGTATGCCGACACAGAACTATACCTTGATTATAAAAGAGAAAAAGAAAACTGGATAATTATAGAAGGAGATTAACATGGCACTAACAGCATTGATAGGCCCAGCTACTAAACTACTAGGTAAATTTATAGAGGATAAAGATAAGAAGAATGAGATTGCTTTTAAGTTATCTACACTAGCAGAGAAGCACGCACAAGAATTAGCTAAAGGACAGATAGATGTTAACAAGGAACAAGCAAAACATCCTAGTTTATTTGTATCAGGAGCTAGACCTGCAATTATGTGGGTGTGTTGTTTAGGATTATTATGGCAGTTTTTTTTAGGCCCAATATTAACATGGGCAGCAGGTATATGGTTTCCTGATATGACACCACCGCAATTAGAAGTAGAGGGTTTAATAACATTAGTGATGTCTTTATTAGGATTAGGAGCGATGAGATCTTTTGAGAAGTCCAAGAATGTAGCTAGAAATAATTTAAAGTAAAGGAGCAATACATGATTAAAGAACTACTAGAAGTTATTAAGAAAGAAGAAGGCAGTAAGATGCAAGATGGTAAACACATACCATATAGATGCAGCGAAAACAAACTTACTTTGGGATATGGATTGCTCATAGATCCAGAAGTTCCCGGGGCTGGTATTACAGATGCACAAGCAGAGATGTTATTAGAAACTACTGTCAATCAATATTTAGTAGAGCTACACAATAAATTACCTTGGTACAAAGAACAACCAGATCCAATTAAGATAGCATTAGCAAACATGGCATACCAGTTAGGTGTACCAAAACTATTACAGTTTAAAAAAACATTAGATCACATAGAACATGGAAGATATGGGATGGCAGCAGCAGAGTGTAGAAATTCAAAATGGTTTCAACAAACTCAGAATCGTTGTGAAAGAGTAGCAGAAGTTTTTAAAAATTTTAGCAAAGGAGAATAATATGCCGGGTTACATGAAAAAAAAAGCAGGAATGAAAAAAAATAAAAAGACTGCAATGAAAAAAGCAGGAACAAAAAAGATGAAAATGAAAACAAGTAGAAATAAAAGGTCTATGTACTAATGAAGAAACAACTTACAGATAGACAGAAAACCACACTTAAAAAACATAGCAAACATCATACTGCAAAACACATGACAGAGATGCGTAAGCTAATGCGAGGTGGTAAGACTTTTACTCAATCACATAAAATAGCAATGAAGAAAGTGGGGAAATAATGCCATTTAGTAAATACAGTCCTAAACAAAAAAAGTTAGCAAGAGTTGCTAGCCCTAGAAATAAAATTACAGGTGCAGACTTTGCAAAACTTAAAAAAAAGAAAGGAATAAAAAATGGCAGTAAGAAAACCCGCAAAGCGTAAGTTTGCTAAAGTACCAAAGACTAAAGGTGGTGTGCCAAAGAAATATGTAGCAGGTGCGAAGAACCCTAAAGCAAGAGAAAGAGAAATCAAAAGAACAGCAAGATTATATAGGCTTGGCAAGCTAACGCCTGCAATGATGGATAGAATAAGCAAACAAAGGAGTAAAGGATAATGTCTAAATATGGAAGCATACCCGGTTCAGGAAGGTTCTCTAAATCTACACTTGATAAAGTATACAAGAGAGGATTAGGTGCATACTATAGTTCAGGATCTAGACCAAAAACTTCTGCACACGCTTGGGCTATGGGGCGTGTAAAATCTTTTGTTTCTGGTAAAGGTGGTGCAAGAAAAGCAGATAAAGATTTAATTAGGAAGTCCTAATGCCTGATAAACAACCACCCAAAACTAAAAAGTATTTTCGATCTACCAAGTCTGGTGCAGGTATGACCAAAGCAGGTGTAGCTAGATACAGAAGAGAGAACCCCGGATCTAAATTACAGACTGCTGTTACAGGTAAAGTAAAGCCGGGAAGTAAAGCTGCTAAAAGAAGAAAGTCTTTTTGTGCAAGAAGTGCAGGGCAGATGAAGAAGTTTCCGAAGGCAGCGAAGAACCCTAACTCAAGATTGAGACAAGCAAGAAGGAGATGGAAATGTTAATTGTTAACAAAATAAAAAACCTATTTAGAAGAGTAAAAAAAAGATTAGTAGGTAAGTTATGCGAGTGTAAAGACAAAGTGATTCCCAAGAAAAGCAAAAGAGGTAGACCTAAAAAGTCTGGTTAATTTTGGTACCGATTTGGTACTGTTTTGGTACGGGAAAGTAACATATAACTATGGTAATCTAACCATCTATTATGGTATGTATAACTTCTGTAACCCCTAGAAAACTAGCCTTTTTTTAACTGTATCTAACGGGTTCGATTCCCGTTGGGGACGCCAGCTTTTCTGCACCTTTGAGGGTGTTTGGTACCGATTTGGTACCCTATCCACTACGGGTAACTTGACTCTTCCTGTCAATAATATATACTAACTGTATTAATTATTGGAGGTCTGAATGTTAAAAGTTGCTAAAAGAAAAGATAGAAATACTTACGTTGTTAAATTAGAAAAGATAGGTGGTGGTCGTAAGTTTTTTAAAACTTATGAAGAAGCTAGAAAGTTTGCTAATATTAAATGGAAAGAATATATTAAAGATCAGTATATACCAACTACTGTATCAGGATATAAAGGCATAGCTGAATGGTATGCTTATCAAAAAACTA